TGACTTCCTCGTGAACATCGTTGCTGGCGACGCTGAGCGCTTCGAGGTGACCGCTGGCGAGCCGCGCGAGCGTACCCCGGACACTGAGATTTAATTTACGCAAGACTAGACCGGCGAAGAAAAACTCCCCCCTCGTTGCAAGGGGGGAGTTCTTTTTGTCCAAAGTAATTGTTAAGTTAATTAACGTTAACGGTTGGCGTGATCGCGCAACCAAACCGCAACGCCTGCCGTCACCATGGCTGTGGTGATCGTGCCTAGGAACACCAGCGTCCCTAGCAAATTGATTATGGTCTGCGCCTGGTCAGTTGTCATGGCTACTTCCCTTCGTCTAGCGCGATCAGCTTAGGTAGCTCAACAGGATCGTAATTGTTAAGAAGCTTTGTTAGATCTCCCAGGATAGCCTCTACCACGTCGGCATTTGTGATCTGCGCCTTGACGTTCGGGCCAGCGTTCATGAGCGTGTTCGCCATGTCCAGGATTGCATTGATCCTCTGCCGCTCTCGCTTATTCATAAAAGCCACCCTAAGGGAACCGCGCGAGGCTGTCAACCAGGGCTTTTGCAAATGAATTCCTCTCGACAAATAACTAATTGTAGTGCCCGTTTTGTCTAAACGATCTTTCGAAATGTCCGATATTTATAAAACTTTTGCTTCACGACTGCGAGATGTCCGAATTAATTACTTATGCGGCTAGTACTTTCGGTCAAGAAAATACATTCCAGGAATGAATTAACTAAGTCATGTCCGTTTTGTATGTTCTAAAGATCGCTAACTCTCTGAGTAAATTACTTTCGAGTTCCTATCAAAATCGGACATACTAGTGCAGGAATTGGATAGCAATTCCGACCCCATTCGAATTCGAATTGAATTGCCTTATGAATTAGCAGGTCAAAGGCTATTGCATTCCCCTTGCTCTCTCCCTATAGTTCTTCTATAAGTGAATAGCGCAGCGAGCCACTCCGATAAGGAATTATGGAGTAGCCGGAAGTTGAGGGAAGCGTCACCGAGAAAAGATCCCGAACGCGAGTGCTGGTACCTAGCCAGTGAAAATGAACCACGCGGATGCGGGCACAGATACGGTGCGGAACCCAAAAACGAAGCCCGGCGAAACACCTGATCCGAGAAACCTAGATCGCTGGCAAAGAGAAACAGAAACGCTCACCACCCCTCACAGTCCGGGTGCTGAGCGGCTAGCCCTGCGCCACGTAGGGCACAAAGGAGATCGCCATGAACACCACGATCGCCACCGTGGAATGCACCTGCCAGCTACGCACCTGCTACTCCTGCCGTCGGCAAGAGATAGACGCTACGGCGCTGGCCATCGTCGCCAGGGAATTGAAATACGGCGACGAAGATCACGCCTGGTACGTAGCCGAGAGCTACCGCTACCCGGCAATCAACAAGCTGGCCTTTGAGTTCTGATCGCTCTGCGGTTGGGCAGCCTCTACGGAGGCTGTCTAGCCGAGTGCACTCAGCACTAAAGAAAGCATTCTTTACAATAGGGAGACGGAAATGAACACGATCGCCAACACCCGTAACGCCAACGTCGAAAACAACAAGCGTTACAAGCTCGCGAAGTTCATCGCGAAGTGCTACCTGGTAGGTGCGCTGAGCATTAGCTTCAGCCACTTCATCCACGCGTTCAACAAGCTGGGCCTGTACGGGTTCGGCGCAATGAGCATGCCGATTGCGGTTGACGGTCTAGCCATCTTCGGAGTGCTGCTACAGCACAAGAGCTTTGCCAAGGAAACCCGCACGATCGGCCGCTGGCTGCAATTGATTTGTGGCTCGCTCAGCCTGGCAGTCAACATCTTCAGCGGTTGGGGTTCCCCCGGCGCGATGATCCAGGGTGCTACCTGGGTCATCATCTACATGATGCTGGAATTGATTGTCAGCAAGATTCGCCTTGCCGCTCACGATCAAGCCGAGCTTGACGCTCAGGCTGAGCTTGACGCTCAGGCCATCCTGGAAGCTGCTAGCGCTTGGATGCACGCCTGCCAGCACCCCACCAAGTGTGAGAGTGCAGAGCAGTGCGCGACCAAGAACGCTGCCGCTGACAAGCGCCGCAGGACGGTCAAGTCCAAGGCTCGCAAGGCCAAGGCTGAGCAGCGCGTGCTTGAGGGCATGATCGGCTGAGCAAGGGAGAGGCACCCTACGGGGTGCCTTTTCTTTTGCCCATGAGTTGATCTTGCATTTGCCCTGGTGCTATACTTCGCGGCTTATGGAGAGAATGACACCAGCTGTACGGGATGCCCTAATTACTGCGATAGCTTTAAGGCAAGGCACGGCTACTGAGCTTGCAGAACGCTTTAAACGGTCTGTGGAGTCACTGAAGCGCTTCGCCAGAGAGAACCACCAGGCGATAGCGTTAGCGGCTGAGCGTGGCTCTCAGCGGGCTACAGAGGGCACTGAGCCGACCCCCACGGAGTTGGACGAACTGTGGATAACCAACAAGTTCGAGCGGCTCAAGCGCCTACAAGATCTGGCTGAATTGCAATTCCAGGATGCGGCACACGGTGACCTTGTCGGCGCAGACCTGAGCACGGCGCTCAGGGAGTTTCGATCTTACCTAGCCTTGGCAGCAAACGAACTAGGTCAACTGTTGCACCGTGGGTCCGGCGAGTCTGGCACCAACGAAATGCTCAATGTCAACATTGAGGGAATTGACATGGAGCAACTGCGTTAAACAAAGCTTTCTTTACAATTGATTAAAGGAAACTTTCTTTACAATTTGGGGATCGAAATGGCAACCGCGCTCAAGCGTCGAGAGAAACCAGCACGACGGACGAAGACACATACCTACGCGCCAAGGGGAGGATGCAAGGAAGTACTTGAGGCGCGCGGGGAAGAGGTACTTATCTCTGGCCCTGCCGGTACGGGCAAGAGTCGCGCCTGCCTAGAGAAACTATATCTGGCCTGCCTGCTCACGCCGAATACCAAGGCGCTCATTCTTCGTAAGACGTTGGCCAGCCTAGGATCTACCGCGCTGGACACGTGGCGTAAATACGTTGTCAAGGAAGCGCTTGAGACTGGCGAGGTTGTGTACTACGGCGGTAGCTCAGAGGAACCACCACAGTATCGATTCAAGAACGGGTCACGCGTAGTGATCGGCGGACTCGACAAGCCGACGCGCATCATGTCATCCGAGTATGACATTGTGTACGTTCAGGAAGCGACAGAGATCACGGTTGAGGATCTTGAATTTATCAAGACGCGACTACGTAACTGGGTAATGACTTTCCAGCAGCTCATCATGGACTGCAACCCAGCAGGCGACAAGCATTGGCTCAAGCTCCGTTGCAACGAAGGGCTGTGCACGCTGATCGAGTCGCGCCATGAAGACAACCCCCGGCTATTCGAATTGCTGCCGGATGGCACCTACCAGGTAACCAATCAGGGTGCTAAATATATCAATATCTTGGACAACCTGACCGGGGTGCGCCACAAGCGTTTGCGCCTTGGGCTATGGGTAAGCGCTGAGGGAATCGTCTATGAGGAATTCGATCCCGCTTACCATGTGCTGCAATGGGACTTCGATGCTGAGGGCAACCGCCTGCCCCTGCCTGCCGACTGGACGCGCTATTGGGTAATTGACTTCGGCATGACACACCCGTTCGTGCTCAAGTGCTATGCGGAAGATCCCGAAGACGGTTGCCTGTACATGTACCGTGAGATCTACCACACCAACCGAACCGTGTTCGAGCATGCACAAACCATCCTGGATATCGTTTGCCCAGAGGTGGAAGTCAAATGGATCGATCACATGAATCGTGTTGAGCGCGTTCGTGTTGAGCGCCAATGGATTGAGCCGAAACCAACGGCGATCATCTGTGACTGGGACGCTGAGGGTAGGCGCACGTTCGAGAAAGCCACTGGCCTAGGCACGCAGAACGCAATCAAGAATGTGTATGAAGGAATTAACCTTCACAAAGAACGCCTCAAGCGCGACAAGGTGACCGGGCTAGCTCGGTTCTACCTGATGGCGGATGCGTTGGTAGAGCGAGATCAGTACCTCGTAGATAACCTGTTGCCTACGTGCACGCAAGACGAATATCCCGCGTACGTATGGAAGGTAAGCGCTGATGGGAGAATCCAGGATGAGCCTGTCAAGCGCGATGACCACGGGGCGGACACCGATCGCTATATGACATGCTTCAAGGATTACAAGGGTAAGGCGCGCGTCACGGTAGTCGGGTTCTGATACACGGTACTAATTTTTATTGTAAAGAAAACTTTCTTTACAATTAGAGGAGAGGAATGGGAATGACGACAATGGATGTTCCAACCGTAGGCCAGTTCGTTACTTTGAAGATAGCTAAGTTCTTTGCTAGCCGAGAGAAGACCAAGGAAGCTAATGCGCCTGCATGGTTTCAAACGGTTACTAGACTAGTGATGCACCTCGCCGGATTCTCGTGCTTGACGTATGCAGGCTTTATCTGGCATCCTGCCGCCGGTTTCGTAGCGGCTGGAATCTCTTGTTTTCTGCTGTCGTGGTTGACAACGGGAAACGGTCGGCCCACCGAACCAAAAGCGGCTCAGCCCGACCCACTGATGTACGGCAGGAAGTAACCCGATGGATGATCTGATCAGTAAGGCGTTCAGCCTGTTCAACCAGAGTGATACCCCTGTCCCGTTCACATCGTCACGTAGCGGCGGCAACGGCTCAGCGTTGTTTGGCACCGACTCCGGTTTGCCAATTGGTGAGCAGGCCTATGACGCGTATGGAAGCGTCGGCACCCTGTTCGCCATCGTCACCCAGCTCATGAACGCAGTCTCCTCAACTGAATGGCACCTGTACCGGCGCACCTCAGTACGTGATAAGAAGCGCCGTCAAGAGGTTCTAGGGCATGGGTTCATGACTGTGTGGGACAGGCCTAACCCGTTCTACACGGGTGACATGCTCAGGGAGACTGTGCAGCAGCACCTTGACTTGGTGGGTGAAGGTGTGATCGTGCTGAACAAAATTGGTGGCCTGGTTATCGAGATGTGGCCGGTACGCCCCGACCGAATCCATCCCGTCAAGCACCCGACGAAATATCTTGTCGGTTACATGTACACGGGACCTGATGGCGAGAAAGTTCCGCTAGAGCTGGATCAGGTTATCCATCTCAAGTACCCCAACCCTTCCGACCCTTATCGCGGCATGGGTCCCGTGCAGACCGTACTGAATGACATTGATGCGGCCAAGTTCAGCGCGGAGTGGAATCGTAATTTCTTCATCAACGGTGCCAGGCCGGGCGGAATTATTGAAGTTGATTACCGCATGAACGACACAGAATTCAATGAGTTCATTCAGCGCTGGCGGCAGCAGCACCAAGGGGTAGCGAACGCGCATCGTGTTGCCGTACTTGAAAACGCCAAGTGGGTTGAGACGAACTTCTCAATGACAGACATGCAATTCATTGAGCTGAGGAACCTACCGCGTGAGCTGATCCGTGAAGCGTTCGCCTTCCCCAAGCCGATGTTGGGTACGGTCGATGATGTCAACCGCGCCAACTCTGACGCCGGTAAAGAGATCCTGGCAGAGAACCACACGATCCCGCGCTTGCGTAGGTGGAAGTCGGTAATCAATACGTTCCTACTGCCGCAGTTCGCCAACGGCAAGTTGCTAGAGCTTGACTTCGATGATCCGACACCCATCAATCACGAAGCGATGGATCGTGAGCGCAACAGCCAGACGGCAGGCGCACAGAAACTAGTGCTCTCTGGATATGACCCCGATGACGTTACCGACGCAATGGGGTTGCCGCGTATGCGATGGGTCGGCATACCTACCCCCGCTTACGAAACCGAGGAAGATGAGGGGGAAGGTACTGAGCAAATGAATACCCCACCACAAGCAATCAAGCGCACCAAGGTTCGCGTGTAGAGAGGAGGAAATAAGTTGACACCACACAGCTACCGACGGATAAACGGCACGAAAGCCAAGCTCATCAACCGCATGCGTGCACTCAATCCGACGCTGGCGAATGACCTAGGCAGCCTGAAACTTCCTTGGTATCACATCCGTAATGCAGCGGATGAGGGAGGCAAAGATGATGCAGCGGCCGAAGTATTCATCTATGACGAGATTGGCGGTTCATTCGGAGTTGATGCCAATGAGTTCATTCAGGATCTCCAGGGCATCAAAGCCGACAACCTTACAGTCCGAATTAACTCGCCTGGCGGCAGCGTTATTGACGCAGTCGCGATTTACAACGCGCTAGTTCAGCATCCGGCTAACGTCACGACGCGAGTCGACTCGATGGCAGCTAGCGCCGCAAGCATCGTTGCCATGGCGGGGGACAACATTGAAATGATGATTGGTTCCCAGCTCATGATTCACGATGCCATGTCGGCAGAGATGGGCAATGCAAAAGAATTGCGTGAGCTAGCCAAGTGGCTCGACATGCAGTCGGACAACATAGCGTCAATCTACGCCGCAAGGGGAACCAAACCGGCCGATGAGTGGCGCGCTCTGATGCTGGCGGAAACATGGATGTTCGCGGATGAGGCAGTAGAGATAGGCCTCGCGGATTCGGTGTACACGCGTCAGGTTCGGCAGGCCCTTGAGGAAGCGGGAATAGATCCCACCGAAGAGGAGACTGAGGAAGTAGATCCTGATGCAGAACCCGATGAGGAAGAGGAGGATGAGGATGAGGAAAGCGCAGCAGCCAAGGAAGAGGAAGCAATTGCCTTGCTGATGAGCAAAAACCACACCCTCACCAATCGCGGTTACAAGTATTCCGGGCGCACCAAAGCGCCTAACCCGCCCACCACACACAATGCAAACACGATCGATGATTTCGATCTCATCCACGCGAACTATCAGCGTGTACTAGCAGGAAGGTAAATCGATGCCCCGTGTAATCCCGGCAGCGAACACCAGTGAGGAAGTTCGGGAAGTCCTCATGGATCGCGCAGCGCTCAAAGCAATGATGAGCGATCCCGAGGCACACGCTGAGTGGATTGAGAATTCAATCAACGCGCGCCTGAAGCACGATCCCAGCCTCACGGCTCAGACCAATGAGCAGACCGAAAAGTTCATGATCGAGTGGTTGCGGGAAAACCAGAACGATTCCGACGCGGTTGCGAAGCGCCTGAATCTCGACAACCCCAACGCTCGCGCTCGCATCCGGCCGAACACCATCTACAACAAGAACGCGCTTGGTGCCAGGCATGACAGTGCGTTCAACACCACAGCGGAATTCCTTCACACCATTTCGGAGCATGGCTTCAAGAACGGTGCCATGGCAAGCAAGCTCGACAGCCTGAAGAATGACTTGTCTTCGGTCAAGCCGTCTGATGGTGGGTTCCTCATTCCTGAGATGCTTCGGGCTGAGTTGCTCCGTGTCGCGCTAGAGCGTGCGATCGTGCGTTCTCGTGCCCGTGTAATCCCCATGGACAGCCTGACGGTTCCGTTCCCCATGGTGGACAGCACCAGCAATGTCTCGTCCGTCTACGGCGGTGTGACGGGTTTCTGGACTGAGGAAGGTGCGACCCTTACGGAGTCACAGCCTCGCTTCGGTCGTGTTGAGCTGAAAGCCAACAAGCTCGTTCTCTACACAGAGGTGCCGAACGAATTGATTCGGGACGCTCGCCCGAGCATGGAGGCGTTCATCGGGGAGATCTTCCCTGAGGCGATCGCGTGGTTCGAGGATGTTGCATTCTTCGTTGGTGGTGGAGTTGGTGAGCCTCTCGGGTTCCTGAACGCGCCTGCTGCTGTGAACGTTGACCGTACCGGCGCAAGCTCGGGAACGGTTGTGTGGGCGGACATCGTGAACATGTACGTTCGCATGCTGCCGCAGTCGCTTGACCGCGCTGTATGGATCGTCTCGCCCGACACTGTCGGCGCGCTGCTCAACATGGTGTTCACCGGTAGCACTAACCCGATTCTCTTGGGTGGTGGGGGTTTCCCCTCTGGTGCTGGTGCCACGCCGATCACGATTCTCGGTATCCCGGTTATCGTGTCGGAAAAGGCGCGTGCGCTTGGAACCACCGGCGATATCAATCTCGTCGACTTCGGTTTCTATCTCATCGGTGACCGCCAAGCGATGAGCGCGCGGCAGAGCGAGGATTTCCGCTTCCAGAATGATGTCACTGCCTTCCGTGTGATCGAGCGCCTTGACGGTCGTCCGTGGTTGTCGTCACCCATCACGCCGCAGAACGGTTCTGCTAACACGCTTTCCCCCTTCGTCAAGCTCACCACAGCGTGAGTAGGGAGATTTAAATCATGGGCATGTGGCTTACGGTCGATAACAACAAGGTGCAAGACCTTGAGAGCGGAAATGTATTCGCTGTCAAGGCTGTCGATGATGCGCGCATGCAGCGCACATGGAGCGTGGTCTTCCACGGCACAAAGAATTTCGCTAGCACGACGCTGGCGGATGGCTACCGTACTGAGGCTGAGGCACAGGGAGCGCTGACTGAATTGCTGTCAGAGCTTGACATTCCCGTTGTGCGTATTCAGCCTCCGGTCACGGATGAGGAAGTTGCGGGCACACCTGCCGCCGAAGAGGAGGGTAACTGATGCGCGGGCTAGGTAACGTATTCGATATTTCGATTGGCATCAACCAGGTGGCGGACCTTGCCGCTGGTGCCAACACGGGCAAGCGATTCCACATGCGGAATTATCAGACGCTTGGAATTCTACTCACCAAGAATGCCGCTTCCGCTGGCGCGGATGACGTCATCATCACATTGCAAGAGCACAACGCGAACACGGGTGGCACGTCGCAGAACCTCGCGGCTATCACGGACTGGTATCGCAAGAGCATTGCCTCTCCCCTTGTCGGCACAGAGGTTTGGGTTGAGACGACCCAAGCGGCAGCAGCGACGCTGACTCTTGCTGGCGCAACATTCGCAACCCATCAGTCACTCTTTTTCTTTGAGGTGGAAGCGGATTCACTCTCGGCCGGTTTCGAATGGCTGTCTGTGAACATCGCTGATCCTGGTGCGGGTGGCACGATTCTCGGTGGGGTGCACTACATCGCGTCCGGCCTGAAGATCATGCGCCGTCCTGATTTGCTCGCCCAGCCCAACGCCTAGGAAGGAATTCCCATGGCGAAGTCAACCAAAGCGCAGGAAGTTTCTACGGGAACGCCTGACAGCTATACGGAGCATGAACTAAGCGATGAGCAGCTAGGCGACACGCTGCGCTCGCGACCGATGCTAGGGGGTGAATTGAAATC